GGCGGATTGTCGGCAGGACATAAGGCGGCTGATGGGGTTGCTCACAAAGGCAAGACCAAGGCCAAACAAATTGTGATGCGTAAAGGCGGAGCGTGCTAAATGAAACGCCGTAAATTCCAAGAGGGCGGCATCAGCGATGATGTTCGCGCTCGGGCGTTGAGATACGCCTCAATGGCCGGTCAGGGTTCAGAAGAAACCGAAGCCCAAAAGGAATTTATGCGTAAGCGTCGGGCAGAAGACGACATGAGCGCGTTGATTCGAGATGCACAGGCTCGTGATCGTGCGCGACAGGCTATTAGCCCGCCGATGCAAGATGTTATTGAGAAAAGTCGCGGAGCCGCTGCCCGGGCGCAAGAAACTGATGAATATGTGGACCGAGGCAGGCGAGCAGGCGGTGCGGATGCAGAAGAGGCGCAGAGGATGCTGCGTCGGCAACCGTTGACTGCGGGCGTATTTGATGATGAAGAAGCACAGCGGATGATGCGCCGCCGTCCCATGACGGAAGGCGCTCCGCCTCGGCGATATGCAGATGTTCCAGACATGACGCCCACGGAAACAGGGCAACAGTCATTTGGAAGTCGCGTTAAGAATGCGCTGACCCAAGGTGGGGCAGGAGACATTCAAAACATCATGACCGCAATCGCTCCGGGTATTGCCAAAGCAGCCAAGGCATTCCAATCGTCAAAAGAGACGATTAAGAAAGGCCGGGAAGCTGCGAAGGATGTGCGGAAACGGATGCAGGACACCACTTCTCGTCGGCGTGGAGAAGACATTGAGCGGATGGAAGGTGAGGCTCCTGCGCGGGTATCGCCTCGTTCTGCCCCTCCCAAACGAGAAGCTCCTCCTGCTCCGCCCAAACGAGAACCACCGCCCCCGCAGGATTTTGATGAAATCCGGATGGCTGGCGAAGGCATGGGATTCAAGAAAGGTGGCAAAACCAAGAAGTACGCACAGGGCGGTTCAGTGTCTGCCCGTGCGGATGGTATTGCTAAACGCGGCAGAACTAAATGTACGGTGTATTAAATGAAAAAATCATTTAGCCAATTGGTGAACAGGGTTGTTTCTAATCGGCCAGCGGTGCAAAGCAAGCCAGCAAGCAATCAAGTTGTTCAGCCAAAGCCAGCTACTAAAACAATTCCTACGCATCCATCACCGGGAATTGCTCGACTGTTGTTGGAACAACAAAGACAAAATTCTGGTCCTAATCCGCAGGCCCGAATGATTGGGCCGGGACCAATGCCGCAAACGACAAGGTTGCCGGAGCCGGAGATGATTCGGCCAGCTCCGTTGCCAGAGGTGTATACAATTCCGCATGAAATTCCGCAAACAATTCCGCAAGAACAAGTTAATCCGTGGAATTCGCAACCAATTCCGCAAGAACAAGTTAATCCGTATAAAAAAGGCGGCATGGTTAGTTCGGCGTCTAAACGCGGTGATGGTATTGCTAAACGTGGTCGAACCAATTGCAAGGTGTACTAAATGGATGCATTTCGCAAACCCACGGAACGAGAGCAGCGCCGGTTGGACCGGGGTCGTAAAATGATTCGGGAGGGCAGCGAAGCCAGCGATGACTTCCTTGCTCGCCTGCTCCCCACCTACAAGTATCAGGCCCGCAATGACATGAAGCTTGGGCAGGAAGAGCTTGATAAGGTGCCGATGCCAGCCCGTAACTATGATGCCTATCAAAACATGACCTACATGAAAGAAGGTGGGTCTGTGAGTTCGGCGTCTAAACGGGCAGATGGTTGCGCCCAGCGCGGCAAGACCAAAGGCAAGTTCGTATGATGGCGTCTAGAGGCATGGGCGCAATCTCGCCCAACAAGATGCCTAAACCCAAGCGGAAACAGCGCCGGGATGACACCGCTTTTTATGAGTATGCAGAAGGCGGACAGGTTTCTCGTGTAAACGAAGCGGGAAACTATACCAAACCCGGGATGCGTAAAGCCTTGTTCAACAAGATCAAGGGTCAGGCTGTTCAGGGCACCGGAGCAGGGGATTGGTCCGCGAGAAAGGCCCAGCTTTTGGCAAAGCAATACAAAGCTAAGGGCGGCGGATATAAATGAGATTGCGCGATGGACTATGAACCGTTACTTAATTTACCAGACGTAAATTCGGTTTTTAAAACTGAGCGCGGTTCCACTTATGCCCATCATGCAAACGCCACTACTACTCGCAATAGGAGCGGGAGTAATCACCGAGATAAAACTACCGGGCTACAACCGCGCTCTGGCAAAACTGTTTTTGTTACCCCGCAAGACTTGCCTCAGTTAGCGTATTTTCAAAACCCGGACATGGCGACCCGCTTTGTTCCTATATTCAAAGATGGCAAGCCAACAGGATACGCCAAGCTAGAGCTGTTAGAAGACTACGGACCTAGAAAAGCGGGCACGGCTATCGCTACCGTACCGTATAAGACCTCTCCAGAAGTTGGATTGCATCCGGTAGAGATTTATAGAAGTGAAAGCCCGATTGGGGATTCTGGTAGGGGTGTTCATTTTGGCAACAAAATTACCGAAGTTTGGCCCAAGCCAGCCAGATTGGCTGGTAAAGCTGGGGCGGCTGCTGGGATTGCAGGGTTGGCTGGCGCAGCTAAATCTGCGACCCAAGGTGATTACGGGCCGTTGAGAGAAGCAGTGGGTGAGATGGTTACTCCGTTTGTTGCCACACCTAGAGAAGTTAGTCGAGGTGAGCAAGATTGGATTGACCAGCGTAGGCGTAACGCGGCTGAAGCTGAAGAGGCGCTAAAAAGTCTAAGAGGTGATAAAGTTCAAATGCCGCAAAACTACTCTAAAGGTGGCTGGGTTTTGATATGAAATCATCTCAGCAAAGCCTTAAAGACTGGACCGATCAGAAATGGAGAACCAAAAGTGGTAAACGATCTTCTGACACGGGTGAAAGATATCTTCCAGAAGCTGCGATCAAAGCTCTTTCCCCCCAAGAATACGCCGCAACCACCCGAGCAAAACGAGCAGGCAAAGCCGCCGGGAAGCAGTTTGTGAAGCAGCCCAAGACAATTGCTCGTAAAACCGCAAGGTATCGATAATGGCAACCTCCGGCACTACCGCCTTCAATCTGGACTTCACGGAGCTCGCTGAAGAGGCGTGGGAGCGGGCTGGCCGGGAGATGCGGTCAGGATATGATTTGCGGACCGCAGCGCGGTCTATGAATCTGCTGACCATCGAGTTTGCTAACAGAGGGATTAACCTTTGGACTCTCGAATCTGGCACTCAAGTTCTAACGCAGGGAGTGGCAACCTACAATCTCCCAGCAGACACGATTGATATCATTGAACATGTCATCCGCACCAATGCAGGCAATCCAACGCTTCAGTCGGACCTTACGATCTCTCGGATCAGCGTTTCAACGTATTCGTCCATTCCGACCAAGCTTACCCAAGGAAGACCCATTCAGATCTTCGTCGAGCGTCTCAGGGATCAACCCCGGTTTACTCTTTGGCCGGTACCTGACGGATCGACCACATACACCCTCGCCTATTATCGCCTCCGCAGAATCCAAGACGCAGGTACGGGTGTCAATACCCCGGACGCACCATTTCGATTCTTACCTGCAATAGCTGCGGGTCTTGCATATCAAATTGCATTAAAGACGCCCTCTCTCGCTCAGAGGCTGGAAATCCTTAAAAAGGATTATGACGAGCAGTTCAATCTTGCTGCGGGTGAGGACCGGGAAAAGGCTTCTGTGCGGTTTGTGCCTAGGGTATTTGGTTTGAGATCATGAGTAACAAGTTTGCCAAAAGAGATAATGCTCTTGCGGAGTGTGACCGATGCGGGTTTCGGTATAAACTTGGGCTGCTCAAAGAACTCATCATCAAAAACACACCCATTAATATGTTGGTGTGCCCAACCTGTTGGGAACCTAGTCAACCGCAGTTAAAATTAGGCAACTTCCCGGTCGAAGACCCACAGGCCATCCGTAATCCAAGACCAGATTTCACAGGGTATCCGCAGAGCAGGGCTCAAATAGTACCAATTGTAGGGCAGCAGCTTGCGGGCAATATCGGCGTTTTGACTGTTAACATCAGCTAGGAACAATCATGAAGGTCAAAGAAGCAGTTCACAAGCATGAGAAGGCCATGCATCCGGGCAAGCCGCTGACAAAGCT